TTGTTTACTCGTTCTTTAACAAGTTTAACAACTATGTCACTAAGAACAACTTCATAGTGATTGCAATCTACTTCTACTAGTTCCATATCCTCATGATGCTTCTGACTGGCAATAGTCACTACTCCATCATTGGGCTCATGCATAAACGGGCTTTGTCCTCGTACAGTTACAATGTTGGTCCAGGGATGCTGTATCTTAATACGGCTGGCCTGTTTCATAACCCACGAACTGGGACCAATGTCACGCATTAGTCTGCTGAACGGTAAGAAGTATTGAGCATAGTCTGCCACTTCAGCACCACCGTAGGGTGTGCTTAGTGTCACAGCACCTTTAACAGCAGTGGGCATTGAGTTAGCCAAATGCAGGCTATAGATACCTCCCAGACTGTGTGCAACAAACACTAGGTCCTTATGGTCCTGTAGTGTTGACTGCATGTCTTTTAGGTTGTTTTCAAACCCATTACGACTATCGTAGTTAATGTCTAGGCCAGTGCCCAGTTTACTTTTAATATAGTTAAAGCTCTCGCTGGTGGCATTGGCACCGTGTATATACACTAAGTTCATGCCAATATTTATCGGCTTAGATCCAGCCTTCGAACTCGGTACCGATTAAAGGATGTACTTCCCAACCATTTCTAGCCCAGCGCATTAACATCAATAGTGAATCTAAATAATTCATTTTAGTTTCCGTATATAGCTTTGGCTTCTGCTATTTTACCTTGACGAGCAAGACTTGCGGCCGCCCGTGCTTGGCCAAATGATTCTAGCACTGACCAGATTGAATTTAAGATTGTTTTCATAGATATGTTTCCTTTTGAGAGTTGTATTGTTGGATGTAGTTTTCCAACTGAGCGGCATCGGTAATGCCTTTGGTGCTTAGATAAGCGTCTAAGCGGCTTTGATAGTTAGATCCTGGAAACATTTCGGTTAAACGTTCCATTACTCTAATCATTTGCTCTGAAATAAATTTCATGTTATAATCCTAGTGTAAGTGTGTGTAGAGACTAGTGGTTTCTACTGAGTATTTATGCAGAGAAATGTTGCACCTGCACAAAACAACCAAGACACATTTAAAACGGTAAATATATCAAAGGATTCCACTACGCTATGAGGAAAAGCACAAGATCAATATTACAAGAACTCAGCGATCTGGGCGTTAGCAGAGATAAAGAGCTGGTTATTGAAAGCAGAGGCACCAATCTTATTGAGTCAGCTATCAATTTGATGTCGCTGATCCGAGAACAATACGACTTGGAAACCGCAGCAGAGCTGGAACGTAGATTTATCAACGCCATACGCACAGCTGAACCTGCTAAGTTCAAACGTAGTATTAAACGAATACAGGAAGGTAAAAATGATACTGAATGAAGGCGGCAATGTGTTTGCCAATGCTGAGCCGTTTGACCATAAAGACGTACCAGAAATACTACGAGTGATTAATAGTGCTCTAAATGACACTGGCATTCAAGCTATTCCAGTAGGATCAGCGGCAACCCCTAGGCCCGGACAACAAAGCGGCGACATGGATGTAATCGTAGACGAAGCGGCAGTATTAGAATACTTCAAAGCCAAGGATGCTAAAAGTGGTCGTAAGGCCCTTAATGACTTTATTCAGCAACAGGGTTTAGAAACAGCACAGAGTGGCATTAACGTACACGTTAACGTGCCTGTAGGACAGCAACACCATCAAGTTGACATTATGGTAACTGCTAATGCTCCCACAGTTGCTAAGTTCCACACGCATAACATTCCAGCAAATAGCCCGTACAAAGGTGTTAACAAACAACTTGTACTGTCCATATTAGCAAAACAAAAAGGCTACATGTGGTCAGCTTGGCAAGGCCTGTTTGATCGTACACAGGAAGGAAAGAAAGGTAGCTTTGTAAGCGACGACTTAGACACTATTGCAAATGTATTACTGGGAAAAGGCACTAGCTCTAAAGACTTGGGCAGTGTAGAAGCTATNCTAGGTGCGCTACCNCCGGACATCGCCGAGCCGCTATTAGATCGTGCTAGACAAGATCCTAACTGGGTAGAAAAGAAGCAGACGGAATCTATCAATCTAGCCCGTATACAAGAACTTGCAGGAGTTCCGCAGGATTCACCATCGTCATCTGCAGTCAATGCTCCACCCGACGTGTTAAAGCAGATTGGTTCAAATATGAAAAAGAAAGGTATGCCAAACTTAACCCCTGTTAAGCCACCAGCAATGCCAACAGGACAACTACAATCTGGTCAAAGATTAGAAACTAACCCAGACGGTACTATAACATATTCCAGCGGTCAAGGCATGTATACCTATGACAAAGCGGGTAAGCCTCTCAAGTATTCTAGCCCAACTTTTGCCGGAATCACGCAAACTAACGATTTAATTTCAGGTAATATTTCTGTTAGATACAACGTAGGCCCGTTGGATATAACTTTGAATTTTGATAAAGCTGGAAAGTCATTAGACTCCGAAAAGATACAGTACGATCTTGGTATAGGTGTGGTAGGTCATGATAGAAACAAGGGTATAACAGCTACTACTTGGCAAGATCGCGGAGACAACGTTATCCAGAGTCGAGATATGGTGAAAGATCCTGCGGCGTATGATCGGGCAATGGCACAGGTCAATACACCAACTGCTAAGAGACCCACCACTGAGAGTAGGTTTAGAAAAGAGTTAGAGGCAATGTTAGTTGTGGCGAGGCTAAGGTAATATAATGAGAGCGAATGAATTTTTAAAAGAAGCAGAAGCTGCTGCTACAAAAAAGCTAGGCCGTGCATTTAATCACTTAGAAGACCTAGTGTTCTTTCACGGAAGTGCTGGCACACTGGAAGCACTTGATCACATTAGAGAAATTGCCAGCGAAGCAGGCAGTAAAACAGTGCGTATGAAGTGGGACGGTAACCCTCAGATATATTGGGGCAGAGAAACCAAAGGTGGACCCTTAGTATTAGCTGGACACAATGGCTGGAGCAAGGGTTATAAAACTGATAATCCTGCAGATCTAGTAGACTTCATCTCCAACAAGAGCGGCAATCCTAAGACTCCGGAAGAGAAAGCAGCAAGAGATCAGTTTGCCAAACAGTTTGCCAGCTTGTATCCATTGTTCGATGCAGGGACTCCTAAAGACTTTCAAGGCTATGTCTATGCAGACGGATTGTTTTTAGCAAAGCCCAACATAGATGCAGAAGGTGTGTACACGTTCTGTCCTAACCCTAAGAGTCAAACTTGCTATCATGTAACGGCAGACAGTCCCCTGGGCAAGCGTATTGCACAAGCACAGGTCATGGTGGTAGGTCATGCATTCTTTCCCAAGTTTGGAATGGATGATAGTGATCAAGAGCCAATGGATGACTTCAGCATGTTCAACAAGAATCCTGCATTGATTGTACAAGGCCCTGTTTACAACAGTACGCCAGTCAAGGTAGGCAACGAATCTATTGTAGCTATTGAAACTTATCTACAAAAGCATGCCGCTGAGATCGACAGTTTCCTACAAGGAGCTCCGGGTCTAGGCGATCTTAAGAATATACTATACACATACGTTAATCAAACAGCCAAATCTAAACAGTTGGATCAGTTAGGTGTTCCGCAGTTCTTCAGTTGGCTCAAGACCAGTAAGGTCAGTACCAACAAACAGACAAAGATCGAAGAGTTGGCACAACGCAGTCAACACGCATTGGCAGCAATCTTCGGATTAGTTAAACAAATCATGGATGTCAAGGACAACATCATTGATCAGATTGAGCAAGGCGAGAAAGGCGAGATATGGGACACGCAAGGTGAAGGTCGTGTTCGCTATGCGCCCGCAGGTAAACAATACGGCAATGTTAAACTAGTGCCAAGGAAACGTTGGACTCCTCAATGAAGTTAGTACATACTAAATTGCCGTATGACAAAGACGAATTAGAGCCTAGCAAAAGTCAAGACACTATCGACTACCATTATGGCAAGTTGTACAAGGGTTACGTTACTAGATTTAACGATAACGAAGGCGACTCTGATTTCAATGAAGCTGGTGCATTCTTACATGACATTTATTTTACACAGTTTCAAGCACCCGATAACTCTAACAAGCCAACTGGCCCTATCTCAGAGTTCATTACTAAACACTATAAAGACTTTGACAAGTTTAAAGAACAGTTTGAAACTGTAGCAATGGGTATACAAGGCAGTGGCTGGGTATATTTGGCCAAGGATGGCAAGATTAAAACTATTACCAACCACGCTATTAAGAAAGATATCGTACTGTTGGTTGATTGGTGGGAACATGCGTGGGCATTAGATTATCAAGCAGACAAAAAGAAGTACTTAGAAAATCAATGGAAGATTATCAACTGGAATATCATTTCTGGTAAAGTAGGTCTAATACAAGAAAAAATGTTTGTCAACAGTTTTTTTATGAAAGAACTGCATGAAGCAAGATTGATTAGAAGTGCAAGTGATATTAGAAGAATGAACTATGCCGATGCTTGCGAGAACTTGTATCTGTCAGTGCTAACATTAGACTTTATGAGTAGGTTTAAAGAAACCAAGTCTTGGGCTGTGCAGTATGCTAGACAAACCGCAGCCTATAACAATTATAGAGAGTTTAGACTATCGGGCACTGACTTATACAATATGATACATTTTGTAGATGCATCACCTAATGAAGTAACTGATGCATTTAACAGCAAAGATGCCGGGCGTGTAAGAGAACAAACACACTTACCTATAATGGGTTTAAATGGCTGGTTGCTTAGTCTAGACGGAACTGGCAGTAGAGATACTGGATTAGTAATACGATTAGAGCAAGCCCTAAGAGTGTACAACTCGGACTATAAAGAAATACGTAGATTCCTTAGTTCTAGCATTATTGCCGAATCAGACCTTATGCGTATTAAAACTAAGATTCTCTACTACTTTAGAGCCAAGATGACCATGAGCGATATGCTGCCCACCCTGGAATCTGTGCTGACAAAACAACTTTCTTAACCGTACCAAAAATAGGCTATATCGCTTGATTTTTCCTTGATTGGCTAAATAATATTACAAAGGCCACAGAGTCGTGGCTTAAAGCATAAATCAGAGGAGATATTATTATGCCAAGTTTAATCGGAACAGACGTAGCAGCTAACTACTTAGTTGTAAAACAAAGCCCAGGCGCAGCCCTATCGGGTCTAGACGCAAGTGGCGCATACCCACTATTGACATTCAACACACCAAACTTACAAATGTTTCAAGTTGTAATCACAGGTGAAGACCTAACAGCAACTCCAGCAGCAGCAAACAGCAGCTGGTCTAAAGTTGTTCGCGCAGTGCAAATAACTTCAGAAGTATTTGCAATCTTTGCACCATCAGTTGCAGGTGGCGACAGCACATTCTGCTTCTTAGCTCCAGACTTCAACACCAACACTGGTGCTGCTTCTGTAACAGGTAGCGCACAAACAGCTATTGCAGAAAGCGGTGGTGGTTCTAGCATTTTAGAAACAGCTATTGTTGCAGCAGTTGGCGGAACTTGTACAGTTACTCGTGTTAGCCTAGTTGGCGCAGCAGTAGTTTAATACTGAATCTTCCTCGGGATGGGAAGGGGCCCTAGTTTTTACTAGGGCTTTTTTACGACTGTTAAATACTGTATGAACTACAAACTATACACACTAGTAGATATAACACATACTGGTCAAAAACGTTACGAGCATGGCAAAGAATCTGCTTGGCAAAAAGAACAAAACTTTAACACAATGTTGCAAACGCTGGGATTACGGTCTAACATACACTATAACATTGGTCCGCAACTGTTAGAAGTTGGCGGCAAGCTGGTAGGATTTGATACTGAAGAAGTTATTAGAGTATGGAGATTTGATTGGCATACTGAGCAAGACTTATACTCTATAGACGATGATCCTGTGGCATTTTTAAAACAAGACTTTAACCTAATCCCCTATATTAACAGACTTGACGAGTTATTAGATCAAAAGATACCAGTGTTTACCACTAGCGATCCAGGCAAGAATATTGTTTTCTTTTTAAAACAATAAATATAATACTATAGGCACAAAGGCATCTTAAGGCTCACACAGTAATACCATACTGAGCAACACCAACCCACAGGAGAGATGCCTAATGGCCACAAAAGAAGCGCAGGCGCAGTTAGCCTTGCTACCCGAACGAGTAAGCGTATTAGAAACAAAAGTAGATACAGGGTTCCAACAACTCTATCAACTACGTGATGATGTCAAAGAACAGCTCGCAGATGTCAGAGCAGATGTCAAAGACATGCACGATTGTCTCGATCTAACTCGTGATGCAGTTATGGCTGAGTTGTGTAAAATGCAAGATGAATATCGTTCTAACAGTGTAAAGTATTTTGAACATGCTGAAAAGCTACATGCCGCAGATAGTGTAATTCATGATAAAATGGATGCTCGTCTAGATGATTTGGAAAAAGCTAAAAACAAGTACACAATGTATATCATGGTTGCTTTGGCATTTGCCGCAGGCACTGGCTGGCTCAACGCAGTTAGCTTCCCGCATATATTAAAGTTCTTTGGCTTATAAACTAGTATGTTGTTAAGAGAGTTTACACAGGAAGGCATTGTAGATGCCGCAGTACAGTTTCATAAAGAGTTGAATCCAAAGTTATGGGCTGGCAGTGTGCTTAAACCTCAAGTTAGATATAAACTGATGCAGATTGCCAAAGACTTCGTACAGTTTATTGACATTCCGGATTTGCAGTTAAAGGATATAACTATATCGGGTAGCAATGCAGCCTACAGTTATACTCCACAGAGCGATATTGATTTACACCTAGTAGTAGACATTCCCGAACAGCGCGAGTTACTACTCAAACCTCTGTATGATGCTAAGAAGAATCAATATAACTTCAATCATGACATTAAGATTAAAGGTGTTGACGTAGAAGTATATGTACAAGACAGCGACGACAAGCATCACAGTTTGGGCATTTATTCAATACTGAATAACAAATGGGTCAGTGAACCTACAATGGGCACTATCAAGATTAACGACACTGATGTCAAGGCCAAAGTTGATAACTACTTAAATAAGATAATGCAAGCACTAACTGACGATGACGTTGGTCGTGTGCAAGCAATACAACAAGAAATCAGTAAGTTAAGAAAAGCAGGATTAGAAAACGGAGGCGAGTTCAGCATAGAAAATGTAGCATTTAAAGTGCTACGTGCCAAAGGTTTTATAGGCCAACTTAAACAGCATATATATAAACTACAAGACAAGGCATTAAGCCTGGAGAATACACATGAAATCACTACGTGACTATATTAAACTAGTTCAAGAAGCACCAGAAACAGGTAAGATTACTGATCTTAAGCCCGGACAAAGTGCCACTATTCAAACAGGTCCTGGACTGACTACCACAGTGGATCTCAAGGCAAATCCAACAGCTTTGACTAAAGACGAAACTGGCAAGTTAAAACTAATGACAAAACCGGCTGCTGGCGCACCAGCCCCGACAGAACAGCCCGAAGTTCCCAAAGCAGGCGATGAGATTCAAATAGGCGAAGAAGAGATCACAGCAGAATCACTTAGCATGTTGGCACTTGCAAGAAAGCTTCGCGGTATCTAAATGAAAGTAAGAGAAATCATCACCGAACGGCAACAGCTTAACGAAGTTGCTCCGTTAGCGTTTCTGGCTCCGTACTTGCCAGCGGCCTTGGCATGGATAGCAACAGCAGGTTGGTTTGCTATCCTGGCAGCGGGCGCAGCAGCGTGGAGCACTTACGAAACCATTGCCAAGATGAAGGGCATTGTAGAAACAGAAGGCCCGGACCCAACTAAATGGAGTCCCGAAACTCAATACGAAGTAGCCAGTGATATTGCTGCTTCGGCAGTTGCAGCAGCTCTTGGACCAGCATGGTCAGCAGCTAAAAAAACATATGATAAAGTATGGAAGTCAACACCGCCGGAAATAAAGAAACAGGTGTTTGATAAGGCTCTTCCGGAGATTAACAAAGTTATTGAAAAAACTGGCGTTAAGGCAAAGAATCCTAATTTAGTCGACAAGCCATACAGTAAGGATGCAGCGCCAGTGGCCAAAGATCCTAACAAAGTAGAGCGTCCGTACAGTAAAGATTCAGCACCAGACGCACCTACTACAGCAACACCGCCACCGGGCGGAGCAGGCGCATTCAGCCAAATGGCGCAACAGATGACAAAGACTACTAAAAACCCCAACAGAGTAGAACGCCCGTTCAGTAAACAATAATATGAAAATAAATGAACTATTAAGTAGCTTTTCTGTGTTTACTTCTAGAGAAGAAGATGTAATGCTTGAGAAGTTGCAGGGTGCTGCATACCTTAGTACATTTTCAGAACGAGAACAAGTCGTGATTGAGGGGTTGGTGAGGAAAAGTTTGGTAATTAAGATAGGACAGACTAATCCTAGAGTAATAGCCAATGAACTTTAAAAGACAAGCAGAAAACTTAGAAAGTTATCTTTCAGAAGAGTTTAAAAAGAAACTTCCTATCGCAGTGTTGCCTAACGGCGCACTAGTGTATGAAAACTATATAGTAAAGAAAAACAAAGCTAATCAGTGGGATCTTTATCAAAGTAAAGGTTTTAAGATTGGTACGTTTAACTTAAAAGCCTGTGCGCTAATGGCAGCAAAATGCTACGGCAAAAACAAGATAAACGAATATAACGAAATAATCAATCTAGATCAGTATTATCAACGTAACGCTACAGATTCGGATATCTTTAAATATAGATACGATAATGGTAAAGATTCGATACGTAAAGATCTAGCTCTGTGGCGCTGGGAGATAACTACTGCTAGAGCCAGAACATCTAAGGAGCAGATTGCCCTTAGGTTTAGACGGATGTTTTGATAAATAACAATAACAAGTCATTAGGATGCTAACATGCAAATCAGAGAATTATCTAACAAAATAAACAGCGACATGCTGAACGAAAGCCTAGCTTCTAAGTTTGGGTATAAACTTAGCCTGGACAAATTTAGCGATGGTGACCTGTCAAAGGTTCAACTACAACTATCAGAAAGAGTTACATCGTTTGAAAGAAACAGCAGTTTTGACAGTGTGCTAGAAAATAACGAATATCAAAAGCAACGTGCTATGCTAGATGTTATCCGAATGGCAATCAAAGAACGTGCTCTTAACGATGACGAAAAAGGCAAGAAAGAAAAGTACGTCAAAGGCATGAAAAAGACCAAAGGCGAATTTAAAAAGCGTTACGGCGACAAGGGCGAAAACGTCATGAACGCCACAGCAACAAAAATGGCTAAAAAAGAATCAGTAGAAGAGGCAATGCAGGTTCTACGTTCAGTGTTAAGTGAAAGAACACTTACAGAAGGCGAAGAAGAAAAAGCAGCTCTAATCATGAGCAGTCGTGACATGGTTGACCGTGTTACTGGCTGGTTAGAAGACGTAGCTAGCATGAAAGCAGAAAGCATGTTAGAGTTGGTAGACTCTATAAGAGACGAAATGGGCAGCGACATTGCTCAACAGTTCAATGACGCAGTTAAACCAGCATTAGAAGAATTATATTCAACACTAGAATCAAACCGTACAACATTAGCTCAGGCAGTTTCAATTCTAACAGGCGAAGAAGGTCCAGGCGGCGCAGCTCCTGCTCCAGCTATGGGTGCTGACATGGGTGCAGAAATGCCAGCTACTATGGGTGAGCCAGGCGCAGAAGAAGGTGATGAGTTCGGTGCAAGCGAACCAGCAACCGGTGGCGAAGAGCCAGCAGGTCGTATGAAGCGTGAAAGCATTCAGTATAGCCGCAAGCTAGGCAACATCTTAAGTTCAAAAAAAAAGTAAATGAAGGCGCGGATGTATTAATCCGCGTCCTTTCTAATCTACAGGGTCGTGCAGACTCNAAAGCTACTTCAGCACAATTCTCTTGGCAAGCTATGTCAAAGATGATGCAAAACATTACAGGGCAAGAAATCAACTATGATGCATTTAAATCAGAGTTTGATGCTAATCCACAACTGAAAGGTCTAGTTGATAACTTCGATGAAAACGGTGTTACTATCAAAACCAAAAACAAAGTAGAAGAACCTGGCAAGACTGGTGACAAAGAAAAAGCTAAAACGGCTGTAAATACCGCAGCCAAACGGGCTGCTGCCAAGATGATCGGTTGACAGACTAGACAAAGTGTTATATAATATACTATGACACTTTTAATCGAACGATATCAATATACAAAACTCTCTAGGGACGACAGCTCTGGTAAGCGGTTATACGCTACACCACAAGGCCATAAAGTCCCTAGTGTTACGACTATCCTGGACAAAACTAAACCAGAAGAAAGTCGTATAGCACTGGCCAACTGGCGCAAAGCAGTAGGTGAGAAGAAGGCACAAGAGATCACTACTGAAGCTGCTAACCGCGGCACACGTATGCACAAGTTCCTAGAGGACTTTGTCAAGCAAGGTAACATAACTGATCCGGGAACTAATCCCTTTAGCCAACAAAGTCACAAGATGGCCAGTATTGTTATTGCAAAAGGCATGACGAATGTTAGTGAAGTATGGGGTAGCGAAGTACCCTTGTACTTTCCAGAACTGTATGCAGGTACTACTGACTGTGTAGGAGTACACTCTGGAGATCAGAGTATTTTAGACTTTAAGCAGACTAACAAGCCCAAAAAACTAGAGTACATTAGCGACTACTTTCTACAGCTAACAGCCTATGCTCTAGCGCATAACGAAATACACGGCACAAACATCCGTAAGGGCGTTATTTTAATGTGTAGCAAGGACTTTGAATACCAGGAGTTTACTCTGGAACCCAAGGACTTTGACTATTGGACAGAAGAATGGTGTAAACGAGTGGAGCAGTACTACCGTTTGAACAGCTAAATATCGTATAACGAGGATATTTCTATGGCTGTAGTGCAAATAAGTCGCATTCAACTGAGACGCGGCAAAAAGAACGAAAGTGGTTTACCACAACTTGCTAGTGGAGAACTAGCATGGGCGATCGATACACAAGAGCTCTACATCGGCAACGGTGCAGTAAGCGAAGGTGCTCCGGCTGTGGGTAACACTAAAGTTCTAACAGAGAACGATAGTATACTGGATCTAGCTGAATCGTATCAATACAAGTTTGACGATTCAACTATCCAAACAAGTACTGACCCAACCAACCCTGTAATCAGAAGTTTACAAAAGCGTCTGGACGAAGGGCGTGTCAACTCATCAAGCTTCGGAATCCAAGGAACCATGACACAGCTGGGAGCAACTGTAGACTATACGGCTGCTTTACAAAATGCAATCTTTAGCCTGTACTTGAGCTCGGACCCAACCAATGCTGTAGAGCTAGAATTTGATCCAGGTTACTATAAACTAACAGGCACTGTGTACATTCCCAGCAATGTTAAACTAGTTGGCACAGGTAAAGACTCTACTAGATTTTTCTTTGTCAAAGGTGGCATCAATACTGGCACTAGTCTAGCACTAGCAGGTACCAGCGTTACCACTGCTGGAACATATACAAATATCTCTGCAACAGCCTTGTCAGGTGATGGTGTAGGTGCAGTGGTAACAGTAACCAAGACTGGAACCGGTGCTACTTATACATCATCCAACACCACTGTTACTATTGTAAACAGTGGCAGTGGATTTGCCGCAGGTAATCAGATTAAGATTTTAGGAAATACACTAGGTGGATCTTCTCCTGCAAACGATCTAACTATTACTCTCAGTGANGGNCANACCGGAGAGTATGACTACCCAACTTTTAATACTGATACTGTATTTGAGTTTATTAACGACCGCTCTGATAGAAGCAAGAGAAATGAAACTCCCACTACTAACTTGTTACAACCTAGAAATATCTTGATGAAGGGATTTACAGTATCCGTAGCACAGAACAATGTACGAGTGTTTAACTTTGCAGATGTAATAGACAGCAAGTTTATCAATGTTAAAGCTGTAGGTACATGGGTACATGCCAATGGATTAGTAGACAACAGTATTGCATTAGAAATGGTAGCTAAGACTAGCCTAGTTACTTGTCAACGAAACAAGTTTGAAGATTTTGAAGTGCAGGGATTTACCTATGCAGTTTATTCTAACACAGATATCATTAACAACAGCTTCTCACATTGTTATTTTAAAACATTGTATCAAGGTGTTAGTTTTGGCGTAGGTGCTGGCGTTACTGCATTTGGTCCAAGGAAGAATACAATCAGCGACAGCATATTTGAAGGTATAAGTCGCGAAGGTATTTTAGTTGATAAAGGTTATGGTAATCGTTCAGAGAACAATAACTACGTCAACGTAGGTAACAACCAAGGTGGCAATGCCAACAANNTATACGGACAGATTAAGTTTACCGTATCGGGCAATACTTCATCGCAGGACAACTTTGACCGAGCTATTGATTTAGCCCAAGCTAATTTTGCAGAAGCATATGTGCCTGAGATTATTGGACATGTTAACTTTGTAAATAGTGCGCCTACAACGATTGCAGTTTCGTATAGCCCAACAGTCACAGCAGCAATGCGCTTGCCATTAAACACATCATCGGGCTTTGAAGTAGACTACGTTTATCAAAGCACTGCATATCCTCAAATGAGAAAAGGAAAAATGCATTTAGCAGTTGACAAAACTAATAACAACATCCAACTAGTTGACGAGTATGAATACGTTGGCGAGACAGACGGAGATAGCAATGTTATCTTCCAAGCACAGTTGGTAACTACCAGTGGTGTTGAAACTGTAGTAATCTATTATAAGAACACCAATCTTGACGACGTCAGTACCTTAACTTATACTCTATCATCTATTAGTTGATGTTCAAAAGCGTTAAACATAAAACCAATCCTATTGTTAAGGATTGGTACAACTTTCGCCAACAAATAGAACTGTCCGCNAGCCCGTTAGCCGATGTTCATGCATACTTTGATCGATTACCAAAGGTNAAAATATATACTGATCCATATGATCAATCAAGGTGGCCAACGCCGTGGGAGCTCATAGACGAAAATGAATATTGTCCGTTCAATATTATTTTAGGTATGTGCTACACTCTACAACTGACCAACCGATTCAGTGAGTCAAATACTATTATTACCATATCGATAGACGATATCAATAAAACAGTGTATTATTTGTTATTCGTAGATGATAAGGTCTACGGGTACGAACAAGATACTTGGATTCCAGCTATACAGCTACCTAAAACATTGAAAACAATAAAGATGTATAAGATGAAGCCTCTCCACTAAATAAGTTTCTCGCAGCAGTCAGCGCCATTAAGTACAGAAAAGAAGAATATGACGAACATTATTGTTACTAAAAGATCAGGAAAAAAAGAACCACTCACAATCGAGAAATGGCAAACGCAAGTTGCAAAAGTATGCAGTGGAATCGCTGACGTTAGTCAAAGCATGATCGAGATCAAAGCACAACCACATTTTTATGACGGTATTACAACTAAAGAAATTGACGAGATTACATTACGTGCGATTGTTGATCTCATTGACATAGAATCAAATCCTGATGTAGGACATACTAACTATCAGTTTGTTGCTGGGAAACAAAGACTCAGCATGTTACGTAAAGATGTCTACGGTGCTTACGAAGTTCCGCACATCTACGAAATCGTTAAGAAAAATGTAGCAACAGGATTGTATACAGCAGAACTTCTTGAATGGTACAGTGAGGACGACTGGAACAAAATGAATGACATGCTGGAGCATGAGAAAGATGAAGAATATTCTTATGCGGCAATCGAACAACTGATTGAAAAATATCTAGTCAAAAATCGTTCAACAAAACAAACATATGAAACTCCACAAATTAGATACATGGTTGCAGCCGCAACTGTCTTTCATAAGGAAGAACCTAATAGTGCCCGTATGCGCTATATTAAAGAATACTATAACGCGGCTAGCGATGGCCTATTTACTCTTGCTACTCCTGTTCTTGCTGGTCTTGGAACTCCAACAAAGCAATTCTCATCCTGTGTCCTTATTCGTAGCGACGATGATCTTGACAGTATATTTGCTAGCGGAGAAATGATGGCCAAGTATGCCAGCAAACGTGCTGGCATTGGTTTAGAGATTGGTCGACTACGTTCATTAGGTAGTCCCATTAGAGGTGGCGAGATCCAACACACAGGTATGATACCATTCCTAAAGAAGTGGTTTGGCGACCTACGTAGTTGCAGTCAAGGAGGTATTCGTAATGCAAGTGCTACTGTATTTTATCCCATTTGGCATCATCAGTTTGATGATCTTATCGTACTTAAGAACAATCAAGGAACCGAAGAAACACGAGTCCGTCATATGGATTATGGGGTTGTGCTTAGTAGTTTCTTCTGGAGACGATTCAAAAACAAAGAAGACATAACATTCTTTGATCCTAACGAAGTGCCAGACTTATACGAAGCGTTTTATCAAAATACAGAACGCTTTGAAAAACTCTATTGTGAGTACGAAAAGCGTAAAGACTTACGTACAAAGACCATGAGCGCCGAAGAAGTATTCAAGTCGGGCATCTTAAAAGAACGTACAGACACCGGACGAATCTATCTTGTGTTCATTGACAATGTAATGAAGCAGGGTCCGTTTGATCCTGAATACCATACCATCTACCAGAGTAACTTATGCTGTGAAATACTTTTACCCACTAAGCCTTTTAAGCGTCTCGATGATCCTGCTGGACGGATCGCTTTATGTACTCTTGGATCCATCAACTGGGGTGCTTTCCGTAATCCTGAAGATATGCGTAGGGCTTGCCGTATTCTTCACCGCAGCCTTAACAATATTCTCGATTACCAAGATTTTCTTTCTATCCAGTCTAAGTTGAGCAATGATGAGATCCGCCCACTAGGCATTGGCATTACTAACCTAGCATACTGGCATGCCAAGCGTGGACTCAAGTACGGAGACAAGGATGCACTTGCCGAAGTTAAAAGCTGGCAAGAACATCAAAGCTTCTATCTAACAGAAATGTCAGTAGAGCTAGCCAAAGAAAGAGGTAAGTGTTTAGGTAGTGACCAAACTCGTTACGGCCAGGGTGTATTTCCGTGGGAACTACGTGCTAAGGGTGTCAACGAACTTGCAGACTTTACGCCAGAACTAGATTGGGAAACCTTACGTACTAACATGATACAATACGGTGTACGTAACGCAACTAACGGCGCTGTTGCCCCAGTTGAGAGTAGTTCAGTTGTGATTGGATCAACTAATGGTATCGAGCTGCCAATGAGTTTGATTTCAGTAAAAGAGTCAAAGGCCGGATCGTTTACTCAGGTTGTACCTGAGTATCAAAATCTTAAAGTACGTAAGAACTACCAGCTTATGTGGGAACAAAAGGATTGCGAAGGCTATTTAAAAACAGCCGCAGTCATTGCAGCCTATACTGACCAGAGTATATCAACAAATACGTTTTATAATCCAGCAAACTTTGCAGATCGTAAAGTGCCAACAACATTGATTGCCAAGAACTTGATGCAAGCTCATATGTGGGGACTAAAGACGTTCTACTATAGTTTGATTAATAAGAAAGGCAGCAAAGCAGATGACGAAGAAGCGCCGTCAATGGAACTTGCTCCTATTGATTTTGATCTTGAGGAAGACTGCGAGTCTTGTAAACTATGACACCATCTAGAATAGCAATAAACAGATTGCTCAGTATGCACGGAGTTACAACTGAAGTTAATATTGAAGAACAAGACGAGGACATGCTCCTCATGACGTTAAGTAAAAATGTCCACGCTGTCTTTGTAGATGGTGAAGGTGCATTATGTATAGATTTTGAAGACTATGAGTAAAAAATAATGCTAGAAACTATTTGTGATATCATGGTAGATGCATATAAGCGTAACTGGATTACTAGTCGTGATGGTAATGTAAGTATTCGTCATCACGACCGTGACCACTTTTATATTACACCAAGTGGCGTTCGTAAGCAAACACTACAACCAGACCAGTTTAAAAAGATTGGCATTGAGAAAGGCTACTACGACCAACCTCCTCGTCCGTATCATGCAATTAAAGAGTTAGAGTATACTGAAATCAGTGCTAACCTAAAGCCTAGCGGAGAACTACCCCTACACTTTGGATTACAAAAAGAAATGGGTCAGCATACAGGTGAGGTTCGTGTAGTAGTACACGTTCATCCTACTTACTGTATTGCCGCAATGCATGCCGGTATCGATTTAAGTACTATTAGTGATGCGTTTCCAGAACTCAATCGTTATACAAAGGTAGCACCCAATGTTGGCGATGTGCCTCCTATTAGCCAAGAGCTTGCGGATCAATGCCATAAGCAGTTGCAGTTAGATAAACACGGCAACATTGCCTACGACATTGTGGGGATTAAAGGACATGGGGTAGTTGCCATTGACACAAGCCCGTGGCGAGCATTTGAACATATAGAAAGATTAGAACACATTTGCAAGATAGTACTTGCTTCAGGAAAATATTAAAATGAGTAAAGCACAATATAATTTAAACACAAAAACAGACTATCTTAATCGTAAGATGTTTCTAGATCCAGCAGGTCCTGTAACCATACAACGATTTGAAGAAGTCAAGTATAAGAAGATTGCAGACTTTGACGCTACAGCTCGTGGCTTCTTCTGGCAACCTGAAGAAGTAAGTCTTACTAAAGATTCAAACGATTTTAAGGATGCAAGTGATGCCGTTAAACATATTTTTACTAGCAACCTACTACGTCAAACAGCACTTGATAGTTTGCAAGGCCGTGGGCCAACACAGGTATTTACTCCTGTGTGTTCCTTACCCGAAGTCGAAGCTTTGATGTACAACTGGGGCTTCTTTGAAACCAACATTCACAGTAAATCATACAGTCACATTATTCGCAACATCTACAACGTGCCCAAGGATGTGTTCAACACTATCCACGACACTAAAGAAATTGTAGACATGGCCAGTTCAGTGGGCAACTACTATGACAAGCTACACGTTATCAACTGTCGCAAAGAACTTGGACAACCTGTCACTGAGAAAGAACATGTTAAGGC